ATTATTCCATTATAATGCTTAGGTATCTCTGTGTTTGTTGTGTCTTTCTTGTATGTTGTACTTTTTTTTTTTTTTTCAAGCAGAAGACGGCATACGAGATGCCTAAGTGACTGGAGTTCAGACGTGTGCTGACCATTGTTGTTAGGCGTTACATAAGGATCTGCCGGTGAGATCACTACGCTGTTGACGATTGGCGTGGCTGGTGGGAAAGAGAATACTGAGTAAAGTGAATTGTCTGTAAGTGCGGTCGCTATTGTGGCGCGAAGGGTTGAGATCGCTGCTGTCATGGTTAGCCAACCATCGAGCGCGGATCAAGGTAGGGCGCGAGTAAGCCGCGAACGCGAGCAAGCAAAGTGTTAGACATTGTGAATGGTGAAGGTGCGAAGCCATCGACAGTCATGCCTTGACCGCTTGGTGCTTGACGGGCTTGCCAGATAGCGATGCTTACCATCAGTGCAGCTTCTTGAATCGCTGGCACTGTAGATGGATCAAGATAAGTCTCGGCTGTTAGTAAGCCGTAAGGGTTGATCGGATGGCGTGGAGTTACTGCATTGTTGTTGCCAGTAATTGCATAAGTGATTGAGTGGCTATTCATGCCAGTAATAGTTTTAGATCCGTTGTGTTTAGATCCAGCACCAGTAATAACTATGGTTTGGCCAACATAGAGGACGTCAGTAATAGAGTCCTGAAAATATGAAGTGCCGGTGCTTGCTGTGTTGCTATGCCCGATGATCGAGAGAGTGTTAGACCAGATGAAAGGCAGCAAGACATTGTCTGCGGCATCGCAGACTTCTTGAAGCACGCTGTCTTGGTACAAACTTCCAACGCCAAGTGCGCTGCGAAGTTCTGCAACCGTTGTGAGCGACATCTTTCCTCTTTTCTAAAGACTGGCGGCCTAGAAGGGCACTAGGCCGCCAGCGACTTAGTTAGCGTTAATTACGCCTTGTTGTTCTTGAATGCACCAGCTGCGACTTTGGTAGCAATTGCCCCAAAACCATAGTAGCCAATGGTTACGCTTCCGTTGGCTGTTGACTCAGCTCTCAAGCGATAATTAGGGCTCTCGTACCATGTGTAAGCATCTGGGTTTACGATGATGATTGAACCATCTGTGTCAGTTCCAGCAGCAGTGTTAGGAGTTACGTAGAGGTTAAGACCTGCGACGTTACCTTGTAGGGCTGTAGGTGTTACTGCGCCGCCAGCGTTCATTGGATTTGAGGCTGTGTAGATTGGGCGGCCAGCATCGTTAAGTGTCATGATGTTTGACCACTGTGAAGTGTTGACGATCATGTTACGTGCGAATGGGTTAGGCAAGCCTAGTGTTGCGTTGTAAACAGAAGCAGCACCACGAGCAACAATTCCAAGAAGTTCTGAAGCTGTTGGGTATGTGGTTGTTGTTGTTGCATCTGCTGTTGCGCCAGTGATCAATGCTGCGTTAACTGCTGCATCTGTAGCCTTTGCGTATGCTGCACCCATGTTGCGGATGAGTTCATCAAAGAACGCTGGAGATGTACGGTCAAGGAGTTCAACAGAGAATGTCTGTTGTCCGGCGTACTTCTTAACGTCAACTGATAGGAACGCTGAGTTCTGATCTGTGTCTGAGAACGCTGCGTTTTCTGCTGTTTGTGCAACAGTTGGCATTGCTGTGATCTTTGGGATCTCGAATGTCATACCTGCATCTGGAAGTACACCGCGTGAGATCGCTTCGATCGATGGGCGGATTGTTGTTCCAAGTGGGTTGATGATTTCTGAAAGTTGACGTGTTGGTACTAGACCAGCGTTGTCTGATGTGTCATCTGCTGCGCGGATGTACTGACGTGCTGACTCATCGCCCATTGCTGCGCGAATTGTGTTTTCGACGTACTTTGCAGCTGTTACTTCAATACGAGGCTTTGAATAGGCCATCGCTGTTACAGCAGGGCGAGCAGCTTCAACTGCGGCAGCCTCAACTGTAGGTGTTGCTTCGACTGCTGTGGTTTCTTCCACGACTGTCTCGCTTTCTGTTGGTTGGGTAGGTTCAGCGACTTCATCTTGTGATGCCGCTATATCGGTTACTGCCGCAGACTTAAACGCCGCTGCTTGCACCAAACTTACTTCGAGCAGGTCAGCACTCGATACGTACAGCACGCCATTCTTAGGCTTTGCTGCATTGACCATAACTCCGACTGAAAGACCAGTGCGAAGTTCCTCAGAAGCCTCGATCAACGCATCTGTGCCGCGTGATGACTTTGAGATTTTGAAGGATGCAAAGATGCCATCCTCAGTTTCATTAAAGAATTGAGCGCGACCAATAGGCTGCTTAGGGTCATGTTCCAATAGGAGTTTAACCTTGCTGGTGTCAGAGATGTTTATTGCGCCGCGCTCAAAGACAACTGCACCGGCAGAAGTGTTTCCAACTTCGCCGCCGAATGGGACAATTTTGCCAGAGATAGTGCGCGCTGCGCTATCTGCTGTCAGTTCTGCTGAGAATGTAAGCATCTCGTTCATTGCATACCATTGTTTCCGTTAGGTGTTAGATCAGTCATTTCCATTGCTTGATCCTGAGTAATTAGCTGGAGATCAAGAAGTTCACGAATAATTTGAAGTTCGACCAAAGGATCAGTGCGCAGATAATTCTTGTCGATGTCGAATCGGACTTCATTGCCACGCGCTGTAATGTCATCCATTGATAGGCGATCCTCGATCGCTGAGACATAAGGTTGCAACGACAGTGTGAGGAATTGCTTGCGTTCATCCTGAACGTTGGCATAAGTCATCGTTGTGTTCTGATCTGCTGAAACGTAATAAGGCGGCACGTTGCAAAGGCGAGCAATTTCAGTCGCTAGGTTCTGAATTGCTTCGTTGTACATCATGTCTTTAGGGCTAAAGCCAACAGTGTTGTACTCAAGGGTTGAAGTCAGATATGCGGTACTGCGATTTTGACGAGCGTTCTTGAAAGCAGCTAGTAATCCCTGAACTTCCGCTGGTGGCAAGTCTGCGCCTGAGTTCTTGAGGTATCCAGTAGGCATTGGAGTTGCAGCAGCAATTACAGCAGCCTTTTGCACGTCTAGTGCGGCACGAATTGTTGATGTGCCGGTATTTAGGATTCCGTCAGTTAGCGATTGGAATGTAATCAGCGATCCAAGACCATCCATAGGAACGGTTCTGCCATCGACTGCATAAGACTTAACGAATACGTTATCGCGATCAAGGGTCGCAGTAACGCGAGAGTTAGCGATCCACTCAAAGCGAGAAGGGCGGCCATCCTCGGCATAAGTCTCAATTACTTGCCAGAACGCTTGACCGTAGAATAGAAGCGAATCAACTGTATAAGCGATGGTTACTGATCGCGGTTGATTGTATGAAGGCTGTTCAAGCCAAAGCGGTTTTCCAAGTTCCTCACCAGTTGACTTTTTGTAAAGTTCCAGAGGAATAGTGCCGATAGTTCCAGCGAGTAAATTGCGGCAACGCGCTAGTGCTGGGACACCCATTGCTTCAGTTCTGCCGACATAAGCGAACTGGAAGGGCATCGCATAGGGTGAATACTCGCCTAATACTTGTGGAGCAGCTTGCGCTTCGATCGTTGGCGATGATGTTGCACCAGTGAGGCGCGAAAGGATACCCATAGGGTGCAATTATACACTACATGTAGGTCAATCTGTGTAAATAGCCGCAACCTGTTGTGGTTTCATAAGCATTGACACAACCATTGCTAAACCGATCGGTGCAGATATATCACCAGCAGATTTGCGTTTAACAATTCTCCAAGCGGCATCGTTTACCTTTGCACTGCAATTGTTCATCTGCTGAATCAATTCTGCTTGACCGTTATGAACTACTCGATGATTGACCAAGCCATCTAGCAAGTCTCCGCAAGCCTGATAGAACTGCTGGCCTGAGATGTCTTGCACGATACAGCCAGCATTTGCCAATTTGTCAGCGATCGATTGGGTTGCATATTTGTCGTAGCAGATTTGGCGAGGTCGATATTGATCAGCCCAGCTCTTAATGTCTGCTGCGATCTTTAAGTCATCAACTGAGACTGCCGATTCCCAAGTCTGCAAGATTCCGACTCCGATGCGACCATCGGGGAGTAATTGACCGGCAACTAGCGAAGCATTGCGCCTAGATGGTGATACGTCGAAGCCAAAGACTGTGTATCCGCCAACTGGGATCTGTAAACTGCTATCGCTTGTCTCCTCAAGGATTCCATGAGGCCAAGGACTGCTTAGGGAGTCGATCCACTGGCAAAGCAACTCAGTGCGCGTGTTTTCAATAGGCGAAGTTGCTACTGATTCTGCCAGTGTCTCTTTAGTAACTAAGTAGCCCATTGCAGGGTTAGCAAGTGCCCAAGCATTAGGATCATCAATCTTGCAGTACTGAGGTGCTGAATACTCGTAGAATCCAAAGGACTTTGGTGGATTATCTAGTGCGCGTTCTCTCAGCTGATTAAGTACAACGCTGAAAGCATCGCCAGCGTTAGAAGTTAGGAATGTGTGCGCATTAGGTCGAGCGCGAGTTACCGGCATTGCCGCTCGGTATCCATCCTCTGACCATTCTCGGATTTCATCGAGGAATAGCGCATCTGCTGATCTACCACGCGCTCCGTCGCGAGTAGCAGCTACTACATCCAGTCTGCGACCGTCTTTCATCTCAATAGACTCAGTGCCGTTGGCATATCTGATCTGTTTGACTAGATCCATCAAGGCTAGGTTGTTCTCAAAAACATGTGCCACTTGGCGAAAGGTATCCAAGGCCATCGAACGATTAGATGAAGCGATGATCACGTTCTTGCTATCCCATTTGATCAAATGAGCCAAGATCAGCATACGAGTCAGATGAGTCTTACCATTCTGACGTGCAACCAGTATTAGGTTGGTTTTGCGTATCCAGTAGCCTTTTTTATCCACTCTGAGCATGTCCGTGAGGATGAACTTCTGCCAAGGTAAAAGCGGTAGAGAAATCAGTTCAGATAACTCAATTACATCATTTACCTTTGAAGTGCCTTTGAGGTAAGGGCTGTGAAGCCTTGGTTCGGTTGCCCCTCGTAGGGCTCGGGAACCTTTGGTCACCTTTGGTCACCTTCTTGGACTGGTCGGGCGGTGAACGGACTGTCTTGGTGGATTTTGGATCGTGTTGGGGAGGGACAGGCAGAAGATCGGAAGAGCACACGTCTGAACTCCAGTCACTTAGGCATCTCGTATGCCGTCTTCTGCTTGAAAAAAAAAAAA